TTAATTCAGTTGTATTTATAATTGCTGAATTTTTTAACCAAGAAATATTTAAATTTATTAACTCATTTCTTATATCCGAATTTGATTTTAAATTAATTAATTTTATTGCCATTTCACTTGCATTTTGTCCTAAACAATCAAATTGTAAAACCATATTCATTCTTTGTTTTTTATAAATGTATTGATTATCTTGATTTACTTTTTCAGAAAAACCTACAGGTTCATAGGAAAGTAATTTCATACAAGAATAATCATTTAAAGGTTTTTTAAATTCTTGTTCTGAATAAACAACATATTTAGTGTCTAAATATTTAGATAATATTTTTTGAATGTCTCTCATTTGTTTAATGATTATCATTGATAACCTCATAACTAAACGCAATACATTCAAAATGCGAAGACCTGCCTATATCATATTTATCTATAATTTTAACTTCGTAATCTAAATCATTATAGTTAAATTTATCTTTTATTTTAAACTCATTTTTAAGGTCTGATATTAAAATAATAGATGATTTTATATTTTGTAAATCTCTATCAATAGTCAATCTATTCCCTTGATATGGCTGACAAGTAGCATATAATTCTATTTTTTCATTGGTATTTATTTGATATATACCTTCAACAAAATCACCAACGGAACGAGTAACAATAAATTTTTTAGGCTTGATAGTTTTCACTTTTCAACCCTCCAGCTTACAGATCTTCTAAGCTGCCCTTTTTCAATTAATGGACGGCTAGAACGCTTTTTATTTATTGTTCTTTTACTATTTTCTTTAAAATTCCCGTCCGTAAATTGCTTTTGAATTTCCTGCATAGCAAAAACGCCCACTTTTCTTAGTGCAGGTCGGAACCCTATTTTTAAATTAATTATGTTTTTAAACGCATCTTCTAATTGCGATTTAAAATTATTATTCTTAATTAATGCTTGACGCATAAATGGACGAGAGGGTATTTTTTTATTTCCATACTCATTAATTTTGGCAATAGTTGCTAATGTTAGTTTTGAATTTTTAGCTTTTTGCCCATCAAAAAAACCAACTTTTAAACAGGCTCCTGAAGCTTCAAGAAGGGCTTGCTTTAATTTATTAAACTTTTCTTTATTTATAATGATTTTAGTTGTCATTGTATCTCTTCACCCTTGGATTATCACCAATAAAATCATCAAATTGAGGTTTAACTAAATTCCTATCACGTTGATTTTCTTGGTAATCTTTCTCATAAACTCCCCCTATATATATACTGGGAGCCTCGCATAGCTTGGTTTCATATTCTTTTAATAATTGCCTATAATTTTCAGATAGTTGAGAGTATTTGAAAGAAACTTTTCCATTAGTTTCGTCGATATATCGTGAAAATTTTGCTAATAAAATTTTGCAAGCTTCGGTAACTAAACAGGCTGTTGAGTTATATTTTTTTATAAGAAAATTTATTTCTTGATCCGACAATAGAGCGTCAGCCTCGTCCGTGTCTTGTAGCAAAAATCGGATCTCATCTAATTTTGATTTTGCAGGGTCGCCCGAATACGAAAATGCCATAATTTATACCATTTCAAAAATTTAATGTTTTTTAAGAGATTTTAACGTTTCTTTATTTTTTACTAACTCATACTCATTTTCTTTTTTTTCTTCTTTAAAAATGCCATTTAAATCAATTTTATAAAGTAACGCTGTTAGCTCTAATTCTTTTTTATTGCCGATTAGTTTTTTAGTGTAATAAATTTGTAACGCCCAATTACTAAGCAAATTTGGATCTATTTTTTCGCCAAAGCTAAAAATACGGCTACCGATTGCTAGACCACGGGGTACTAGCAAAAAAAGATCTTCCGATGTTGTTACTTTATAGTTGTTCATATTTTATTTTTCTTTTTTAACAATATTAGATAAAAAGAAACCTAGTTCTTTTCCAATTAATTTATGGTTATATGCTTCCCAAGTTTCAACGACGTAGCAGGATTTTCTTTCGTCAAAATATCTTTTTGTTCCTACGCTTCCGTTGCCTGCATTTGCACTAAAAGAATTGCCCGCAAACATTGATTCTTGGACACCTGTATATTCAAAAGTATAGCCAGAAGCGGGAACTTCAAGCCCTGCTTCTGGAGGAACGTAACAGAGCAGTGCAGAATTTGGATCGCAAACATATGTATTACCATCTACATTAAAATTACCGTTAGGACTCAAGTTGTGCACAGCTTTACTAATATAAATATTTTCTAGCTCAAATAAATTTTTAAGAACATTAATATTTGCTTTTGAAGGATTATCATTTGATCCAGAGTGAATGATACGAGCAATAATTTCTCGATGCTCAAGCAAAGCATCAAATACATTGTAACCCAATATCATTGTATTAGGAGTTAAAGTTGTTCTTAAGTGAATTGATGATTTAGCACTTTTTACGTCTTTAATCGGTGAGGATGTTTCTTTATTCCAAAAATTAAATTTTGATTGATTATTTGCTGTACTCTCAACGCCTTCAACATCATTTTGCCAAAGTCCTTTTGTGAAAAAAGCTTTTGCAAATTCTCTTTCTCTTTTAATTAAAAAATTTCTTGCTAATGTTTTTGTTGCAACTTTTTCAACATTTTGAACTTTATCTATTTCTCTCATTTTCTCTGTTGAAATTTCAACACCCAATTTAAATGTAGGGCAATAGTAAGAAACGGGCGAAGCTAATGTAATATCAATAATTGGAGCCTGCCCTTTTGGCGCAACTTGTTCAACGTTTGATTGCAAAAATTGGCTTGAATCAAACTGATAATATACATCACTTCTTTCCTCTACAGGAACAGAAGGAAACACCTTGTCAGCTAAAAATTCCTCATCTTTCTGTAAATATGCAACTGATACATTTGTTAAAGCTTTTGCAAGCCTTAGTTTTGTTTTGATATCCACTTCCATTTTTATTTTCCTTTAATATTTTTTTGAATGTAAACTTCAATTATTTGTCCTTTTGTTCCCTTTTCTAAAGCTTTTCCTAAAACAATTTGATTTTCTATTGCTTTAATTGCGCAGCCATCCGCATCAGAAGCAAGAAAATCTCCTGTAGCTATTTCAGCACCACATTTAATTTGAGAAAAACCAAAATAGCGGACTAATACAGGACAATCTTTGTAATAATCATCTTGTGTAATTCCGTCAGCATCTTCCCCAAGTTTAGCTTTATAAATTTTTCTATCTTTAATACTGCAAAATCTATACTGTTCAATATCTTTTTCAGCTAAAATAAAATAGCCAATATCTAAGCCTGTTCCTGAAACTGTCATTTGTTACCTCTTATTTAGCATCCATAGCCATTGCATAGGCTTGCTCTTTTGTTAAATTTGGTTTTGATTTTAATATTTTTATTGCTTCAATTTCATATTTATCTAGATCTGTTGTTGTTTTATCTTCTGGGTTATCCGCGCCTACAGATTCAAAATCATCTTTATTTTTAATTGTACTTAAAGCGCATTTAAAAGCTTTTTCAATTGGAATATATTTTTCATCGTCATTTAAATACATATTTAATAAAGTTTCTTCTAAACTTTCATCAATAGCCATATGTTTTTTAATTTCAATAAAATTAGTTTCAAACTCCTTTCTTTTTGTTTCTTTTTGTGCTTTTTCTATTTTCTCCATTTTTTCATTTTGTTTTTTAATAAATTCTTTAAGAGCTGGAGAAGCTGATTTTAATAGCTCTATTTCATCATCGTTTTTATTTTCATCTTTTTTTGTTAAATTAAATTCAGATAAAAGTTTATTAAATAAATCTTTATCTTCAGAAAATGATTTTTTGATATCTTCAAAATCCATTTTATCTTTCCTTTTTGATAACGATAAAAAATATGTTTCGTTAGCAGGTATATCTACTATCGAAATTTCGTTTACTTTTAATACAGAGATTTCGGTTAGTTCATTAAATTTAGAATCTATGTTTTTTGATTTTTTGATTTTCTTGTGGCCGCCACCTTTTCCACCAATAGAAAAGCCGTTATATTTACCTTCTTTTATTTCATCTTTTAATTTATCAGTAAGAATTTCAAATTTTCCAACCCAAGAGCCTTTTTTAATTACTACATCATTAAATATCTCTTCATTTTCTAAAACTCTTGATTGAACCATTGATAAGTCATCTGATATTTTGTAGTGATTTTTTCCAATCTGTAGTTTTTTTTCTTTTAAAAAATCATTAGCTGCTTTTTCTATTGCTTGCTCTGTAAAATAATGACCTTCATAATCTACAACATTAGGTTGAATAATTAGGCCAGTAATATATTTAAAATCGTCGCTTACATCTATTGATTTTGTAACGTAACTAAAATAATCCATTTTTTTTCCTTTCAGATTAAAATAATAACTATGCAGCGGCAACCGTTATGCAAAATTGGAGACCTTGCAGAAAATCCGCTGCTAGCAATAAAATTTTCATTCATTTTTGCTTCCACATTATTTAAACTTCCGCACAAATGACATTGTCTTTCATCCCGTGCGGTCAACCATTTTTGAATTGTATTTGCTGAAATATCGCCATCTTCATACATTTGTTGTTGCATTAAATAACGACCATAAGAAACAGCTCTTGCCGATTCTGTGAGTGCTATATTTTCGCTTCTAATTTTAAGCATTGTTTTTGCTTTATTTTCTAATATTTTTGTAATCACATTTTGACTAGTATTATTAGATATTAAATTCTTTTCCAGTTTATTTAATGCCTCAACTTGAACCCTATTCAAGCCAATATTATTTTCTATTTTTTTTGCTATATATTTATATGATAATTGCTGGTCAAGACCTTCTCTTAAAATATTTTCGATATTTTCTTTTTGTTGATTGGTTATATTATCAATAAAATGTTTATCTATAAGCTTTAATTCTTTTGAAACAATTTCACGATCTAGATCTAAAATAACTTTTCTCTTTTTTTCTGTATTTTCAGCAGCTAGATTGATAGTGTTTAATATTAAAGGTTTAAATTGAGATAAATAATTTTTAAAATCATCGAATCGTGTTGCTTTAGTAAGCTTATTTAAATTTTTATCTTCTATGGCTTGAACAATATCATTGAAATCTATTTCTTGCTTAACATGTGAAACAACATCAAGAAATAATTCTTTATATTCTCTTTCCATTTTTGACATGAGAAAATCAGCAGTCAGCATATTTTCTCCTCTATCTCATCTATTTGCGCAATATTACAACGTCTTCTTGCTTCTTTTTCAACTTTCTTTTCGTTGGTAATAATTCCTACTTGTGCAAGTTTCATCACGCCATTTGCAAATTTTTCAAAATTTAATGTATCAACTGCACCATGTTTTAATTTACAGATATTTGTTTTATCCCATCCATTTTTATCATATATATCAGGTATTAAAGAGTCATTTAAAACCGTTTCTATTACATCTAAATAATGTTCAAGAGATTGTACGAATAATTCTATTTTTACTTCGGCTAGGTTGTATGTACCACCTGCTTTTTTAGCTCCCATAAATAAAAAATCTGTGAGCATTTGAATTGCCATGTTTGATTCGTAACGTTCTATTATTATATTTGTATCAACTAAACGTTGTCCCCCAGATTGAAGTAGTTGCATATCATATATATATTTTCCTTTTTCATCTGTATCAGAAGGTAACACGTGAACGGATTGAGTGTTTTTCTTTACATTTGCACCTTGTTTTTTAAGTCCTGCACAAAGTTCTTTTTCTTTGTCTGAGGCATCGCTTGCCATGATTTTTGCAGGAATACGCAAAACAGGAACGCCCACAAAATCTTTTTCAACGCCAATGGCTTCTATTCTTTTTAATTTTTTGACTATTTGATAATTATCGTAAGAACCACGCATAATTGATAAACCTTCAGGGTTATCACCCTCTGTCGTAGTTCTGAAATGCAATAGTTTTTCAATTGGTATATATATTTCTTTTCCATTAAATGGGCTAATTTGATAAGCCCCTAGAATAGTTCCATATCTGTCAAATTCCCATTTATGAATTGTTTTTTGCGAACGCAAGGGAAGTTTTCTTGGAGCAATCAAACCATCTTTATGATTATTTTTTGAATAAAATCTTTTGTCTTCAACATTACATCCCAATCTTTTTTTCCAAATTTTTTCACATAGACTAAAACCAAATGGAATAAATGTGATAAAATCTTCAAGGCATTGCTGAAATGGTTTTTCCATATCTTCAAACATTGACCAACAAAGATCCGCTTCTCTAGGTGATTTATTTACTTCCATTTTCCATTTTATATTCATTAGTAATTGATTTAATAAATGAATACTTGGGCTAAAAATATCGCCTTTTCTCATCTCATCAAAAATGTGTGCTTTATTTTCCGATCTTAATTCTGGGATAAAATCTTCATATATATAACCACAGCTTTGAAGCAGGCCAGTTTCTCCTAGCTCAATATAGCTTTCTTTTTTTTCTATTATTTCCTCTTTTTCTTCAGAAATCATAAGTAAATTCACTCTTATAATATAAAGATTCAATATCTAAATTAAAATTTGTTGGAATTAATATTGTTTGAAATTTTTGAAACGCATGACTTATGGCTTGTGTTAAGGCATCAACAAGATCGTCTTTTGCTGCTCTTGGAAAGCCTAACGCTTGATCAGTAAGAACAAGCATTTCAGGCAAATCTTCTTCAGTTGGAAAAAGAACATCACCAGCTTCTAAATTTGATGTAATAGCATTGCCTCTTGTTACTTTATCTTCACATGGATTTACCATGATTATGCCAGTAACTTTATCTTTTATTGCATCGGCAACTGCTTCTCCATTTGCTTTTGCTTCAATTACAATTGCATTGGTTTTGTATTTATAATATTCATCTAGAACTACATTAACAGTATCTATAAATCCTAATCTTTTATTGATAATATTAAGAAGAAAAGCTTTATTTCTTTTCATTCCAAAAGTAAGTCCAGCAACAAAATCAGATGTTGCATTCTTTTTGAAAGGAAAATCCCATGATGAAAAAATATAATCAAATTCTTTTGGAAGTTGTGAAGGATGATAGCGATTATTATCAAAATAATATTTTTTAAATAAATTCCCTTCAAGCAATCTTGGGTTTTGTTGATACAAAGCTTGCCAATGTTCAGGAGCCATCGAATTTTTAGTTTCGAGCATTTCTTGCAATTTAAAACGCGTAGGATGTAAGGTTTCGCCTATTTTTCTAAAGCTTTCATCTTCCTCAGCTATCGCTTTATATTTCACAACTTTCCAACGGTCGCCAAATTCTTTTATTAAACGGCCAGCGACATCATCTTCTGCCCAGCGAGTAAGTACAATAATAATTCCGCCACCAGGTGCGAGCCTTCGTGACAAAACCGTTTGCAGCCAATTATATTGATCATCTTTTTTATTTTTTGATAATGCCTCGCTTAATGATTTAATCGGGTCATCTAAGATGACAATATTGCCGCCATATCCGTTAGTTTGTCCGCCAATTCCTACAGCTTTTAAAACTGATCCGTTACTTAAGCCCCATTCTTTTACAGATTTTAATTTTTTATTTACTGAAATATTATTCCAATATTTTTTTATATAATCATGCTCAACAAGGTCTCTTGAAATTCTCGAAAATTTATTTGATAGATCTTGATTTGCACTAGCAATAATCACTTCAAAACGTGGATTATTAAGCATTGCAAAAAGAGGAAGCCTAATTGTTGCCGTCTCGCTTTTTAAGTGACGTGGTGGCATATTAATAATTAAACGAGGGGATTTTCCTTGTAATACATCATCATAAAATTGTTGGATTTGAAAAAAATAGTCATTTAAATAATAGCCATCTATATAATTCGGAACAGTATTTTTGACAAAAGGCGCAAAACTATTTCTATATATTTCATGTTCTAAATTTAATAGTTGTTTATCAAAGTCCACTGGAACCCTCCGTAAGTAATCACGGATGGCAGATTTTGTAAAGACTTATTTATATGCAAGTTGCATAAGTTTAATCTATATTTTATGCAAGCTGCATAAATTTTGAGTTATCCACATTTAAAAAATTGATTTATCCATGCAGAACATAAGAAAAACAATATTGCTAGATTTTTAATCTTGAATAAAATTATCTCAAATTTTATAAAATGTCATTATTTTTAATGTCATTAAATATTTTGTCATAAATATTATTGACAATTCCATTATTTTGATATATAATAAAGCAGTATTTAACCTACTGAAAATATAGGAGGTTTTAAGTGAATGCAGTTAAAAACCTAGAAGAATATGAAGTTATCGTCGACTCAAGGGAATCCATACGATTGCCACAAGAAATAAGAGAGCAACTTAAAATATCGAAAGGAACTATTTTTATCGTGAAACCAGATAGTAACGGAAATTTATATTTAATTAAAAAAGATGATGACCTTATTAAAAAAGAACTTCTCGAAAAGAAAAAAAAGTTTATGAAGCATTTTAAAAATATTGATTTATCCAAAAAAGAAGAAGTTACTTCAGATGAATTTATTAAAGAAGAAAGAAGATTTTGAGGATGATTTTAAAAGTTGTTGTTGATACTAGCTTTCTTATTAATTTAATGATTCCAACTGAACCAAAACACGAAAAATGTAAAGAATATTTTTATGACTCTATGCATGAGTTTATTGCTCCAGATTTTATTTTAATAGAAATTGCTTCTTATTTTACAAGAGTACTTAATCTAAATAAAAAACAATTAAATGAAAACATAGATGAAATAAAATCACTTATTAATATACATAATAGTTATAATAATTACGAAGACGTATTTGATATAATTTATAAGTACAAAACTAGAGGAGCAGATTCTTTATTTGTTAAATTAGCAGACAAATATAAATGCGAATTATTGACATGCGATAAAGATCAAGCTGTCAAATATGAAAAGTCTATTTTATTTTAAAACAACCCCATGATATTGCAAATTAAACCCTTTAATGTTAAATGTTTTTTGTATGATTATTAAATGTTATGGAAATAATTCCATGAAAAATAATACAATTAAAGGGTTAATATTATGAGTCAAAAAAAAATTAAAAACTTTAGAAAAAAAATGCGTGAGATCGTCAACAAAGAATTTTCTTCTATCATCGACGAGGTCGCATGTGAACTTGGTTTTGATGAAAATGAGTTAAATAAGTGGTATATTTTGGCAGTCTCTGCAAGAATGATGTTACCTGAAAAAAATGTCGAAGAATTTCTTCCTAGCAATTTCGCTTCTATATATACAGGACTTTTAAAAAATGCTGACATTACCCCCGACAACCCTGAGAGCGACACTTTTGATGCGTTTTTTTCTTTTGCAATGAAACATTCTCAAAGTGTTTTAACATCTCCTATTGCTCCAAGAACAAAATCCCCGATAATTGGCTCAGACCTTTTAAAGAATTTTTAAAAAAATTATGAAACTTTATAAGAACGAAAAAATTTTATTAAAAAAATACTTGGACTCCCTTGTTATGTGTATTTGTAGTTTTATACCTGAAGAGCAGGTTAAAGGGATTATTAAAAACTGTAATACATATGCCGAAGTAATTTCACAAATCGCTGAATCAATTAAAATTAAAGAAGTCGATGGCTGGATTGGGGAAGATTTAAGAGAAGATCAAATGAACGTCCTCACGATCATTTCTGAAATGTATTTAAAAAGGTACAAAAGCAAATATAAAACTATTGAAAAGCCGAGCGAGATATTATCATGGTTTTCTGTTTTGCTAGAAAACTCTCTCTTAAAATCAGAAAATATAATAAAAAGAAAATCTTAATAATTATTATAAAAATATAATAATATAATTAACGTTTTATATTTAGTGCCTTTATCTATGCTTTAGAATGCTCCTAGATCCTTACTTTCATGAATCTACCTTAATCATATCGGTTCTGTTGCAAATAATTAGGAGCTACGAAAGATTGGGTTGTTACTTTTCAAGAATGTCCCCTCTAGGCGCAATTATCCAGCGAGGGAGCTAAATTGCTCCCAAATAGGCAAATGACTTTT